AGTGGGTGGATTACATCACCGACCTCTACTCCCAGCAACGCAGGTTGTACAATGTTGAAGCGGTGCTGCCTATCGGTAAGATTATCACGCTGAACCTTCAGAATGCAATCATTTGGAACGGCACGAAATACCTCGTGAACAACGTGAACTTGAATATGACCACAGGCAAAGCATCATTTGAACTCCTCAACGTAGTATGAAGCCCACCTATTTAAGTTATTTGATAGAACTGCTGCAAGCAAGTGACTATCGCAACGTCTCCGAAACTATTGATATAGCAAAGGGCAAGAACGCAATACCACGCACTTGGAAAGAGTTCCTAAAACGTAGATAATGGCAGTAGTAGAAGAAATTCGTATTGAAGGGGACACTTCGGGCTTTCAGAAGCAGATTGATGCGCTTAATAAAAAGATTGAGGAGCTTGAGAAGAATCTCGGTGGCGTACAGAAGGAAGCTGCTGACGTAGGCAAAGAGGCCAAGAAGACAGGTGGCATCATCAACAAGGCTTTCAACGGCCTAAAGAAAGTTGTTACTGCACCCTTTGAGCTTGCCAAAAAAGCAGCAAGCGGATTAGGAAGCCTACTCAAAGGCGGTCTTGGGCTTGGCCTTCTTGTTGGCGTAGTAGACAAACTATCGGAGGCTTTTCAAAGCAACCAAAAGGTAGTAGATGCGGTCAACAAGGTGATGACTACCTTGAGCATTATCTTCAGTCAAATCACCGAAGCAATCTTTGGCGCGGTAGAGGAGCAGAGCAAACTCAACGGAGGCTTTGATGCAACGAAGAAGGTACTGGGGGGCTTGATTAGCGGAGTACTTAATGTATTTGTAGGCATCATACAGGGCATACAGTTAGCGGTACTTGAAACGCAGCTTGCTTGGGAGAAGTCCTTTTTTGGAGATAAGGATGCAACACGCATCAAAGAGCTAAACAAAGAGATAGCCCTCACCCGTGAGGAGCTGACCAAGACGGGGGAGAACCTTACAGAGAGTGGCAAGATGGTTATCGAGAACCTTGCAAAAGCAGCAGGCGAAGTAGCCAACACAGTTGTAGCAGTTGCAAAGAGCGTTACAAAGGCGGTGCAGGATTTGGATGTTGACAAAGCGATTGGCGATGCAGAGAAATTGGTATCGTTACGAAAGGCCGCAGCACTTGCGGATGTAGAACGGCAAAGGATTCAGCTTGAGTTCCAAGCAGGCCAAGAGCAGCTTCGGCAGTTGCGTGATGATGAGCTTGTCTCGCTTGCAGAACGCCAAGCAGCAAACGATAAACTTCTTGCATCTTTTGAGGAGCAGGCGAAGCAAGAAAGGGTGCAATTAAATATAAAGGTAGCAGCAGCGCAAGCGGAATTAGATATTGTAAACTCCAACGAGAATCTTGTTGCGCTCAAGCAAGCGCAGTTAGAATTAACTGACTTGGATGAGAGGCTTCTTGGTCAGAAGTCGGAGGCGTTGGCAAACCAAAACTCCCTACTTCGTGAGCAGGTTGAAATATCAAAGGGCATATCACAAGCAAGCATTGATGCTTATGAGGTTGAATCAAGAGCAGGCATTGAATTAGAGCGAAACAATGTTTTAAGAATAAGAAAGGAAATTGCGCTTGCTGAAGAATTGTATAGGCGTAAGGAAGCTTTACTAAAGGCAGAGATAGCGAATTACAAAGAGGGTACTGCGCAAAGAGCAGATGCAGAGAATGCCTTGCTTGCGCTGCAAAAAGAAAATGGCGCAACGCTATCTACTCTTAATAAGAGCCTACAAGATGAAAGTCGTGCGCAGTTTCTTGCTCTTGTTGCTGAAATATCTCAAACAATTCAGCAAACGCTTGATACGATATCAGGATTCTACCAAGCAGCAAACACCAAAGAAAAGCAGTCTATTGAGTCAAGAATGAAATCTCTTGAAGATGCAGGAAAGTCAGAGACTAAAGCATATTCGTTGCTGATAAAAGAGCGTGATGCATTAGCAGAGAAGGAGTTTGCAATTCAAAAGCGTTTGTCAATAGCAGGTGCGCTTGTAAAAGGAATTGAAGCAGTACTAAATGCTTACGCTACTGCTCAAGGTTCTCCCATTACATTAGCACTCCCTGCGTACCCCTTGATTCAAGCAGGGTTAGCTGCTGCTTTTGCAGCATCACAAGTTGCTGCAATTAGTAGTCAATCCTTTCAGTCATCGGGAACATCGGCTCCATCCATATCAGGTGCGGCACCAACAACCCCTTCGCAGCCTGCGCAATTTAATATCATCGGTCAAAGTGGCACTAACCAACTTGCACAAAGCATAGGCGGTCAGTTTCAGCAGCCCATCCGTGCTTATGTCGTAGGGCAGGATGTAACGACCTCACAACAACTACAACGCCAACGAGTAAAAACCGCAACATTCGGATGATGAAACTAATTGAACTAATACTTGATGAATCAATGCTGCTCACGGGCATTGATGCCATCTCCCTTGTAGAATACCCTGCGATTGAGGAGGACTTCATTGCGCTCAACTCACAAAGGGTTGAGTTTGCTACGCAGAGCGATGAGAAGCGCATCCTTATGGGAGCAGCACTCGTACCCAACAAGCCCATCTACCGAGCCGAAGGCCAAGAGGAGTTCTACGTTTACTTCAGCGAAGCCACCATCCGCAAAGCAAGCGAGATGTTCTTTCAGAAGTCCAAGCAGAACAACGCTACGCTTGAACACGAGGTAGGCATCAACGGCCTCACGGTTGTGGAGTCGTGGATTATTGAGGATGAGGTACACGACAAGAGCAAGAAGTACGGCTTTGATTTGCCAGTAGGTACTTGGATGGTATCTATGAAAGTCAACAACCCTGAGATTTGGACAAACTTTGTCAAGACAGGAAAGGTCAAAGGCTTCTCTATTGAGGGGTACTTTGTGGACAAGCTAAACCTTGCCAAGCAAGAGATGGCACAGATAGAGGAGCAAGAAGCAGCGTTGATGCTTGCACAGATTGTTGCTATCATAAAAAGAGATGGCCGCAAGAAGGCGGGAACACGCACCGAGATGGAATCGTTCTCTGACTACCCCGATGCGGTGAAGAATAACGCCAAGCGAGGCATAGAACTAAACGAGAAGAACGGCAACAAGTGTGCTACTCCTGTCGGTAAGGTAAGGGCGCAGCAACTTGCACAGGGCAAGCCTGTGAGTGTAGAGACCATCACACGGATGTACTCGTACCTATCAAGAGCTGAAGAATACTACGATGAGAACGACACGCAAGCCTGCGGCACAATATCGTTCCTGCTATGGGGCGGTCTTGCAGGTAAGCGTTGGGCAGAATCCAAACTAAAAGAACTTAACAATGTATAGACCACAAAAACTCCCTGTTGCTTCCCCACGAGGCGGAAGGCGTGGGTGCTTATGCCCCGACAATACCTACAAGTCCGAATGCTGCGACGGCTCTCTTGCTGCGCAGGGTATCGGCTCCCTTGTCGGACAAGGCACGGTAGTTATCAATCCTTAAAAATGTTACAAATAATCAAAACCCCTTTAATTAGTTAGATATGAAAGCAAACAATATCCTAAACCGCATCCTTGCCGAGCTATCCTCCATCCGTGAGGTTAAGTTCGAGCAAATGACACTTGAGAACGGAGCCGTTCTTGAGGCAGAATCATTTGAAGCAGGTAACGAAGTATTTGTCATTAGTGGCGAAGACCGAGTTGCTGCTCCAGTTGGCGAACACCTCCTTGCTGATGGCCGCATTTTGGTTATCGAAGAAGAAGGACTAATCGCTGAAATTAAAGAAGCTGCTGCCGAAACTGAAGTAGAGGTAGAAGTAGAAGCCCCCGAAGCAGAGGTAGAACTCGCAGAGGTAGAGGTAAAAGAAGAAGCCCCTGCGGTTGTTGCAATCATCGAGAAGGTTCTTGAGGAGATTGCCATGATGCGTGAGGAGATGAAAGGAATGCGTGAGGAGATGGGCGGTTACGCCAAGAAGGAGGAGATGGCTGCGGTTAAAGCAGAACTATCTGCCGCCCCTGCTGCGAAAGCCATCAAGCACAACCCCGAAACAAAGCAAGTCCAAAAGATGAGTTCTAACCGCCCCGAAAGAGCGATTGACCGAGTCCTTGCACGAATCAACAGTTAATAAATAAAAAAAAGAAAATCAAATGGCTACGACTACATCGATAACCACTTCGTATGCGGGGCAGTTCGCCTCCAAGTACATCTCTGCTGCTCTTTTGAGCGCAAACACTTTGGACAAAGGTCTCATCGAGATTCTTCCAAACGTAAACTACCGCACCACCCTTCAGAAGGTGAACACTAACGACATCGTAAAAGATGCCACTTGTGATTTTGATGCAACTTCTACCTTGACTTTGACCGACCGCATCCTTGAGGTTGAGCCATTTCAAGTGAACTTGCAGCTTTGCAAGAAGGACTACTACGATTCTTGGATTGGTGGTCAAATGGGTTTCTCTGCTTACGATAGCATCCCTGCTTCTTTCGCTGACTTCCTTATCGCCCACGTTGCTGCAAAGACTTCACAGAAGATTGAGCAGAACATTTGGAACGGAGCTGCTGCTTCAGCAGGTGAGTTCTCTGGATTCCTTTCTTTGATGACTGCTGACTCTGACGTTATTGACGTAACTGCTACCACCGTGACTGCTGCGAACGTAATCGCAGAGCTTGGTAAAGTCGTAGATGCAATCCCTTCTGCCCTTTATGGCAAGGAAGACCTTCAAATCTTTGTCCCACAAAACGTAGCAAAGGCTTATGTCCGTGCGCTTGGTGGATTCGGAACTTCAGGTCTTGGAGCAAATGGTGTTGACAACAAAGGCACTACTTGGTACGGCAACGGAGACTTGTTCTTTGATGGCATCAAGGTTGTTATGTGTAACGGCTTACCTTCAAACAAGATGGTCGCTGCTCAAGCTTCAAACTTATTCTTCGGAACAGGTCTTTTGAACGAGCGCAACGAAGTTCGTGTACTTGATATGGCTGACCTTGACGGTTCAGACAATATCCGTGTAATCCTACGCTTCTTCGCAGGAGTTCAGTACGGAATCGGAGCTGACGTAGTCCTTTACTCTTAATCCGAGTTAATGTAAATCAAGAGGGGGCTTGGGCTATGTCCTCGCCCTCTTTTTTAATTCTAATAAAACAAAGAAACAATGGCTTGTGATTTAACAAAAGGCAGGGCGGTACCCTGTAAAGACGTAGTAGGTGGCATTTATGCCGTGTACTTTGTAGATTTCGGTGACTTGGGTACGGTAACCCTCACCAACGATGAGATTACCAACATTAGTGGTACTTTCTCTGCTTACCAATATCTTGTAAAAGGCAACTCATCTTTTGAGCAGACCTTTAACTCAAGCCGTGAGAATGGTACAACCTTCTTCACGCAGACTTTGAATCTTACGTTGACCAAATTGACAAAGGAGGACAACAAAGAATTGAAGTTGCTTGCTTATGGTCGGCCTTATGTTGTGGTACAAGACTACAACGGCAACGCCTTTATGATGGGTCTGAATTACGGAGCTGAAGTAACGGGTGGAACGATTGTAACTGGTGGCGCAATGGGTGACCTATCGGGCTACACTTTGACAATGGAGGGACAGGAGCAACTTCCTGCTAACTTCATCGCAGGTGCTACTACTGCCAATCCATTCGCAGGACTTGCAGGTGCAGTTGAAACGATTGTAGTGGGTTCAAACTCGTAACCTACCGCAAGGTAAAATAGTTGAAGGGGCGTAAGCCCCTTTTCTATTTTCAAACAAATCTGAATTAAAAGGTTATTTACTTAAGATGCATATTCTTCAAGTATCAGCTTCACCTCAAACCATTACGGTCATCCCTCGTGAGTTCGTTTACTCATCAGAGGACTTGGACTTATACTTTGAGCGTGTGTTGTTTGATGGCGGTACTTTAGAGGCCACAGGATGCGTTACAAGCGCAGTTAACGACCTTGATGGCGTTACGCTATATTTGATTGATGAAAGCACCAACACAGAGCAAGAAATCAATCCCACAATAACAGAGGCCAATGGCTTTATGGATTTAACGGCAGTATACACATTAGTCAACAACCGATTCTACGGCCTCAAATTAATATACGATGGTGACCTTATCTACCGAGATAGGGTATTCGTAACTTCGCAAACAGATTTCGACAAATTTACGGTGAACCAAAA